TTAGGTCTGTAGAACCCAACGACTGCTGGCTCTAGGTCTTTCTCCTTGTTACCATCCAACTTGTTGGTGGATACTAGGATATAGTCCGTATCAGCAGTGAACTGAAGGTCAGGATAAGCGTCACCGAAAGCAGAAACTTGTTTCGCAGTAAGGGACGTCTTCATACTGTACCCTTCAGGGCCAGTGACCCGTAGGTTGTTAGACTTCTTCCAGCGACCAGCTTCATCGGTCTCGTGGATGAATTCACCACGGGCATTTTCAGACCCTTTATAGGTATTGGCTACAGTACCTTGGGATGATTGATTTCTAGGCATTTAGAACTCCGTTCTATAGAAATTAGCATCACATCCAGTATGGATATGAAGGATGAAGGAAATGAATCACAACACCATAGTGTGCAGGGGTAGACGCACCATAGTCACGGATGTTGAGCGGTGGTGGGTAACGTATTAACTGTGGGTTAGTGGCTCTTGGGCGTGGCAAGTGCGAGCCTGCGAGTGCGGGACTAACCTACTGTTAAAAGTGGTTTCAACGTAGTTGAAGACCCACCCCGTGAAAACTGAACGGGACTGGTGCAGTGTATATCACACACTCCCAGTCTAGAATATTTTTTTAAAAATAGTTTTCTTTTTAGCTTGACTCGTATAGTATTAATGGTTGTATACTAGCAGTACAAATGACAGTGTAAATCATAGATTATAACAAGAAAAGCTAACTCGCAGTACAACTGCTAGTACTCAGACCAAAAAAGTATTTTATCGTTGAATCTTCCCCATATTTTAAGTACCTTAACCCTGACAAAAGCCTGAATTACCAACTAGTCTATAGTGATTTAGCTAAACTTGATGGTTTTAGGCGGTCTGAGCGTCAGGCAAAGCTTTACGAGGCGGTTATTAACTGGTATGAAAAGGTGAAAGCGCAAACTCCCACGGGTAAAGAAAGAAAGCTTTCTTAGCGACCAGCACTCACTATAAAGGAGAATCAAATGCCTAAATTCGGTAAGAGGTCTAAGGAAAGGCTTCGTGGAGTAGATGCTAGACTCCAAAATGTCTTAAATGAAGTATGTAAATACTTTGATATCACAGTTATTGAGGGACTTCGCTCCAAAGAGAGACAAGAAGAGCTTATGTTAGCAGGGAAGTCTAAGTTAAAGTTTGGTAAACATATGGAAGGGAAGGCAGTTGACATAGCTCCTTATCCTATAGACTGGAATGCGAGAGATGATTTCCACTATTTAGGTGGTTTTGTCTTAGGAATAGCCGCTTCTATGAATGTAGACGTTAGATGGGGTGGTGACTGGTCTGATTCTAGCCTAAAACAGGGTCAGAGGACTACTAAAGACAACAATTTCGACGATTTAGTTCATTTTGAAATTATTGATTGAGCTAATAGTCATCAAAATTCGTACTTACCTTAAGAGAATCCTTCTTTTATGTATCAAATACCTATAAATCATAAAACTGGTAAGATATTCTATAGTATTTACTCTAGGGAAGAAGCGGATACTCAAAATATTCCTTACGAACACTGGAAAGATGTAAAAGCGGGGCAGTACGCTCTATCGGATGATGGAATAGTTGCTCTTGTTATTTCTAAAAAGACGTACCCTCATAGGGAATCTGGTTCTGATACTATATATCTCAGGTTCCCTTGGGGGTATCATATGTTTCAACCTAAGTACAAAACTACTAAGTTAAATGCTCAGGGACGCAGAACTCCCCATACTTTTACTGGTAAGTCCCAATTAGAGGTTCGAGCGGGTCAAGATAAGATGAAAAACCTCGCAATGGCCTATGCTCAGACAATGGATTACAATTTATCAATAGATATGGCTCTTGGTTCAACCACTCCACAGGATAATAGGAAATGGAAACGCCATATGAAATCGGAGGTCTTTAAGTCGATGGTACGAGAAGAGTTACAAAAATTATTAATGGGTCACGGTTTAACCCAAGATGCAACAATGGAGCTCTTAAATGAGACCATACAGATGGCTAAAGGTAAGAAGGATGTTACAAATCTTATGAGAGCGGCTGAAAAGTTGATGGAATTGCACGGAATGAACGAAAAGCAGAAGACTGTTACTACTCAATCATTAGAAGCTGTTGAAACAAAGCGTTTAATTGATGATATAGCCGAAGAGGAGCGTAAGTTGATTGCTAAACAGACGGAGGTTAAGGTTGAGCCACAAAAATTATCGCAGAGAGAAACAGAGGAAGAAGAAGAAATCGACTCAAAAGAAGAGGGTTGAGAAGAAGATTCTTTATAAAAAAAAGATAAGAGATGGATTATGAGAAGCATTACGAATTACAGCAGACGCTTAAAAAGTTTTATAAGTCTATGGGGCTCTTTGGGAAAATCTGCTTTCCCACTGCTCTTAAAGCTGAAATTCCACCTTTTCATACAGAAGTCTACCGTAATCTCCAAAATCAGAAGGTACCCAGAGTTCTTATTGCCGCTCCTCGTGGCACTGCTAAGTCTACTGTATCTTCGCTAATATTACCACTCTGGCGTGCCGCATTCAAACCTGACGACGAAGACCTGTTTATTGTTATCATTTCCGAGTCGCAAACGCAGAGCATTAATTTCTTATCCCGGATTAAATACCATCTCGAAAATTCGAATAATTTCAGAAGACTCTTCGGAGATATGGGCCCTGACACAGCTAAAAGATGGACTGGGAATGACATCATACTCGGAAACGGTACACGAATAATTGCTGTTGGGACAGGTCAAAGGGTGCGTGGCTTTATTGAGGGTGATACTCGTCCTAATCTTATTATTGTTGATGACTTCGAATCTGAGTTAAACGCTAATACACCTGAAGCAAGGGCTAAAAACCGTAAGTGGATGACTGAAGCTGTTATTCCTTCATTATCAGATGATGGAAGAATAGTAATGATAGGAACAGTTATATCTGAGGATTGCTTCTTATATTGGGCAAAAGAGTCTCCAGCTTGGAAAGTGCTTTGGTATTCTATTATAAATGATGAGGGTAATTCAATATGGCCCGAAAGGTTCCCTTCATCCAGAATTGACGCTATTAAGGCTGAATTTGAAGGAGTTGGGAATCTTAATGGATTCTTTCAGGAATATATGAATGAGGCCCAAGCTCCTGATAATGCTCCATTTAAACCTGAATATATTAAATTACACCATTATTCTTTTGAAAGGATAAACGGACAAGCCTGTCTAGTGAGAACAATCGCTGGTGATAAGGAAATAGTGCCCGTAGAGCTTTATAGTGGTATAGACCCAGCATCTTCTCTTTCTGCACGTTCTGACTTTTTTGTTATTGCGACTATTGCTGTAGATTCTGAAGGAAACAAGTATATAGTTGATATATTTCGTGAAAAGATTAATCCAGCATTACAGCCAGATAAAATTATAGATGTTTTTAAGAGATACAGGCCTAAGCGTATGAAGGTAGAAACTACTGGTTATCAGGAGGCATTGAGACAGGCTACTCGTAAAATGATGCTGGAGCAGGGTCTTTACATTGCTGGGCTAGAAAAAGGTGTAAAACCTAGGAATAAGAAGAGTGAGAGACTCATATCCTTAGTTCCTATGTTAGCGAAGGGGCAATTTTACTTTAGACCAAGGGATTTACCAGCACAACAAGAGTTTCTTTCTTATCCTAAGGGGAAGCACGATGATATATTAGATGCTATATACTATGCACTCGATGGTCATTTTCCCTGTAGAGTAAAGCGAGATGCTTTTGACCCAGATAAAGTTGTCCAAAAAAGGAATAAAGTTCTTGATTGGCTAACTATGTAGGCTATAACTTTGAGTGTAAAATTATAATCTTTTTGAGGAATGATAGAAGTATACAAAGAGCCACAAAGTGAGACGGAATATAAGACGTTGGTGGATGACACCGTTGCTATGTTTCGAATGTATTCCAGTAAACGAGATGGGTGGGCTACTCACGCTCAGGAAGACAGAGAATTTAGGCTAGGCAGACAATGGACTGCTGAACAACGAGCAACTTTAGAAGAGCGAGGCCAAGCTCCAGTTGTAGTCAATCGAATCCATCCCGCAGTTGAGTCTGCTAAGGCTTTACTAACCTCAAAAAGACCTTCCTTCCGAGTCTCTCCTCGAGAAGATAGTGATAACAAAGTCGCACAGGTACTCAATGGTTTGTTAGAATACATCTGGCAAATTAGCGAGGGGGATACAGCACTGCGAAATGTTGTAGACGATTACTATGTCACTGGGCTTGGTGCTCTTCTTGTTTATCAAGACCCAATGAAAGATAATGGTAAGGGTGAGGTAATATTAAAAGATATTGACCCACTGGATTTATACATTGACCCTAATTCTCGTGATAGGATGGGTGACGATGCTGAAAGTATTATAATTTCCAGAATGTACACTAGGAATCAGGCTATGAAACTGTATCCTATGTATTCAGATGCTATAGAAGTTGCAGAGTCAGACCTTTACACGGATAGGCCTGTTACTGGTAGGGAGGATGATGGAGATGTAGTTTTCCCAGAAGACACTGAGACTCAAACTCAAGCAGTCGGTTGGGGTGAGAATGATGAATATATTCGTGGTTATGAGCGATATATGAAGGTTCAACTTAATTTTTATAGAGTATTTGAAC